GGCCCCTTGCTAGGAACAGGTTTAATAGTAGATTTCTTTCCCATCAATTCGTCGTAGAGGGCTGCTTTACGCAACAACACCACGGCCCGATGGTCCATAATCTGCTCCAGTTCACTATCAGCATACCCAACTGCTTTAGCCGCGTCCATCAACTTAGCTCGCTCGGTTGCTGCTTTCTTAGAATCTTTCCACTCAGGAATCGCTTCCACAAGTTTTTGAGCTTCTAATTGCAACTGTTCCTGTCTAACTTTAGCTGCTTCTTGCTGAGCTGTCGCGGTTAAACGCTCTTGCTCTGCCTTAACAGCATTAAGCTTATCCTGCTTGTCACGCCACAGTTCGCGCTGTCTTACCCACTCAGTTGGATTCTCCTGATACAGGCGATCCCAATCTGGGGCTTGGTCAGCTTGTGCTAACTGTTGCTCTAACGCACCTAACATCTGAGCGTAATACGCACGCTCCTGACGCACTTGACTCAATTCGGCTTCAGCTTCTTTACGCTGTTCTGCCAGTGCTTGGGTCTTACGCGTATAGTCCTGGGTTCGGCTGTAACCTTTCTGAAGTTCGTCAAGCGTTACCTCTATTTCTTCCCCGTCAACTTTAACGTGGTAAACAGTTGGCTGCTCTTCTTGCTCCTCAGATTCTTCCGTCTCATCAGACTCGGATTCTTCCTCAGCTTGCAGGGCCTCGGCTTCTTCCTCAGTTTCCGGTTCAGTTACTTCAACTTCTTCTTCACCGGCTTGCGCCTCAACTTGCTCATGTTCCCCATCTTCAATGGCCAAGAGTGAATTGAAAGCTGATTGTGCATCAAAATTCTCTCCAGTTCCTACTGCTGGATTACTGGTTTCGTTTGACATTGTATATCCCTTTTAAAAAAAGTAAAGAAGCTAGAGGCCTTCGCGCTCTTGCTTCCTCTTGACGATAGCTTTTGTAATCATGCCTCTTTCCAACACAATCCGTAGATTTTTGGAAAAGTCATCGACCACTTGAGCCGCTATATAGAGTCGCTCGCGCTTCTCTTTATCTTCCGGGCTTGAAGAAAGCCAGTCTTCGACGTAGGCATTTTTCAAGCTCGTTAGAATCTCACTAAGCAGAGGGTTATCTAAAAGATGTCGCGCCTGTTCTGCTTTTTTGATGTCGTCTTCTATCATTTTTAGGCTAGGAACCTCAGTTTGTAAAGGGTTGAATCAGCGAGAGCTTGAATCTCATCGATGATGTTTTGGAGTTCAGAATCTTGTGGTACGTGTTTACGCATTGACTTTACTGAATCGCTAAATGCTTCAATTTCGGCTAAAGCATCTTTGCCCGGCGCGTCGAAACCATCTGGATACTCGACAATAGTTGCATAAGAGCCTTGAAAAGCCTCAATGAATGAGTCTGCTAAGTCCACTATACCTGAGTAAAAATCCTCGAGGGCCTTATGCTGAGCATAAGACCTAGTCTGCAAATGAAGCATATGCCCCATTGTGGTTGCGTGCAATAGTCGCGCCGCAAAACGGCTTACAGCTTCTTGATTCATACTGGGCCTTGTGGATTAGGTTGTTGTGGCGCGGCAATGTTATTCACCATGGCTTGCTCAACTGCCGCAGACCGACGTGTTTGCTCAGTGCCGATGGCGATGTCACGTTGCATAGCTTGATCGCTAATATCAGTGCTGTACTTGAGTTCTAATTCATAACGCTTGAGTACTTGATCGCCGGAAATACGCTCACGCTCACGGGCATCGATCATCATGTCGTTATCGCGTTTGATCTCAAGTTCAGCCGCTTTCTTAGCTACGTCAGCTTCTACAGCTTTAGCTTGGGCTTGAGCCAAGACTTCTTCTGGAGTCAACTTCTGTGGCAATTCAAACTTAAAGTCGATTGGCAGCTCATTAAAGTATTTGCTTGAATCTTTAAAGCCAGACAACTCAGTCATTTGACGTAAAGTGTTTACGTATTGGCCAACAGATACTACTGGGTTAGAAGGCCCTAACTGTTGCAAGATTTGCTCTTGTTTAGCAGCAATCTGAGACAACATTGCCATCTTGGTTTCTGTTGTGCCAGTACCTAAAGCGACGTTTACGCTAACGTCCATATTGGCATTCCAAGTACGTGGGTCCATTTCAACCCATTTGTCACGCAATTTGATCATGCGTGGTTTGTCTTGGTTTTGAACGATTAAGAACAAGATACCTTTAAACAATTGCTTCATACCTTCGGAAAGCACACGAGCCAATAGCTCAACTTGTCCTTGTCCTGCGGTAATGGTGGCGTTTACGGCTGCTTTAGTGGTTGACTGTAGTGCGTCAGCATCTAAGCCCATAGAAGCCTTAGACATACCTGTACGGGCTTCTTTGACCATATCCATGTAATCAAGCACTGGCATAGCAGCACCGCCAACGAATGCAGTCTCTAATTGTTGAGCCATACCTGGGGCGCGTTGACGAATAATAGCGCCAACTTCATTGTTCAGAACGTCATCGATATTGACTTGACCTTCAACAATTGCCATACGTGGGTTAATAGACTGAGCTAAAGAATCTAGCATTCCGCGCATCAAATGAGTCTTGATACGCTGGATATCCATAGTTACATCGGCAATCGACAAGCCGAAGAAAGCGTGAGGCTCGGGGTCGCATTCGAAAATTGCAAACGGCATATGGTCGACTGGCTCATGGTGCAAGAGCTTAAATGTAGGACCAGCCATGCAGACCTTACGTAGTTCTGCAATTCCATCTCCATCAAAGTCTACTTTTGCGTAAGCTTCAATATACAGCACACGGCCAAGAGCAGGATTAAAAGAATCAAAGCCACCAATAGCACGAGCAAGGGGCTGGCGGGTAATGTACTCAATGTTGGTGTCAAGTTCATTTGATGTTACGAATTGACGCATATCGTCTTCATCGTATCCCATAGAGACTAGTTCAGAAACAGTCTTCATCGAACGATGAGCGACCACCATAGCATCTTTAATTGAACGTGCGCGACGATCAATCAAGAACTCTTCTGGAGGCATAGATTGAATGCTGATCTTGCCTTTACTAATACGACGCTTAATACGTACGTCATGTACCAATGGCACCTCGCCCATGACTAATTGACCAGTTTGCGGATCAACCATAGGCTGACCATCTGGACCAATCATTGGCTCTGGCATACCGCCTGGCATAGGATAAGACGCTTCAATTTGAAACTCAACGCCTTCGTTGTCTTGCATCAGCATGGCGACAGCGTTGTCGTCTAGCCCGGTGTAATTCTCAGTATGAACTTCGTCGTTCTCATTCCACCAGTATTTTACAAAGCCAGACTTGCGAACTAAGGCATCCTTAATTGCAGAATAGATAACTTTAAAACCTTCGTTATCGCGCTGAACGATGTAATCTGCGTAATCAGTAGCTTGGGAAGCCATCTCAACTTCAGCAGGAGTCTCAGGTGTAAATTCAACAATTTTCTCAGATGAAAAGAAAATTCTCATTAACTGAGGCATCAAGGAAATAACTGTATCGCGAACGTCCATAGAAATAACTTTGGAACGTCCTTCTTCCTCGTCACCTAGCGGGTCGCCTCGATAGTAGGAAGTAGCTAAGGCACGAGCGCCACCGATCTCTAAGTCAATGTAACGTACACAATCTTGAAGCTCACCAGCAACAATGGCTTCTAGATTGGTTTCGCTCATTGGCTCATAAAGTTCACCAGCTTCGCCTTCAGCAGCATCTTCCGCAGCATCAGCATCAGCTTGAGCGGCATCGTTCTCGTTTTCTAATTCATCAAGAATGCGTTCAATTGCTTCCTGATCATCGATTGGAGCTGTTTTTTGTGGTGCAGGTTTTCTAGTTGCCATATTTATTCTTAGTAATAACGGCCAAGGGCCTGATTTGCTAAACCACTACGACGGGTTTGAGGTGTAGGCATCATAGGGCCTTGCATTCCGGAAGCAGGAAGGCCGAGATTACCTGTAGTCATCGAAGGCATATTAGAGGTTGCGGGAATTTGCATTCCATCTTTGGATGGAGAGATAAAGTTCAATACAGAACCTAAAGCTTGTTTGTCGCCTGGGTTTTCGTATAAAGACTTAATGCTGTCGATGCCTTTAGTGTAAGGAGAAAGTAAGCCTGTAGCTACGTTTCCTGCTATATCACCGGCAGTCATTGGCTGCTTAGCGGTGGGGGTGTTGGCAGCTAAACCTTCGTCAGCGTTTGAACCGTTTTGAGCATATTCAGTTTGTTGACCAGGAGCTTGAGCGCTAGGGTTTTGGCTTTGATTCATGTTCATGCCGCTACCAGCCATATCTTTCTTAGCGTCGTCGGCAATCATGTTGCCCATCATGCTTGTGATTAGTTCCCACATTATTTGAATCCTTTAGGTACTTGTTGGTTCTTATTACCACGTGGTACTGAAGGGGCAGGTTTCTTTTCAACTAATGGGCTTTTTACCAATTTGTTCTTGGCAGTGTATTGTTCCATTGCTTTTAAATCTTTAGGGCTAATCATTTTTTGCCTTTCTTTTGAGCTTCGCGTTTTACCGCATATGCAATCGCCACAGCCTGTTTAGGTTTTTTACCTGCCGAAATCTCTTTGCGAATATTTCCGGTAAATGCAGTTTTGGAAGTCGACTTCTTTAAAGGCATGATTATTCCTATAGGCAATATGCGTGTGAGTTTATCAGATTTTGATAAAAAAGTGGGTCAGTTCGTGACGCTGACCCAAAATGCATAGAACCTTAACTATGCCTCGGAGGAAATACAGCCTCCACTATACCATCGACAAACCACGTTTCAAGGGTTTGCTCCATTTAGAATTAAAGTTTGTGCCGTAAGAAACTACTGCTGCATCGCTTGCAAACGTCAAAACAAAGGAATCAGCTAAGTCAGGTGATGGAAGTCCACGTTTACGTATATCTTCTTTAGCTTCGATTTGCAGCTTGCCGTTAGAGGTGAACTTGTAGCGCACTGTGGCAAGTTCTGCGACAAGCTGTTCATCTTTAGGTAATCGGCAGTCTCGACGCTCGAGCCAGGCTTTGGCTTTGTACCAAAGCTCTGCTCTAAGATTTCGATAGGTCGTTCCCATAGCTGGGGATTCTGATACATTGACTCCGCGAGCAGGAAGATTAAGCTCACGCAACCGATCAACAACACCAGCGCCGAGTCCGATGGAGTCGACAAGGATTTCTTGGGGTCTATCTTTTTCTTCAAGGGCTTCCCATTCTGCCACTACGGCACCTGTTAATTGCATCAAATCTAAGTTACGCCAGCGACGGATAGGTTCTACTACCTCATTACCTTTTCGCTTGCAAAGTGTGGACGAGTCTGAACCAAAGCGTGCCACGTCTAAACCCCAAATCATGGGCGCGACTTTGGAACCGGCTACGTCTCGCTGTACAGCAGAATCAAGTAAATCCATAGGGATAACGGTATCGTCATCTGACTTAGGAAATTCACCCAATACACGGATACGATAGGCATTTGATTCCTCTCCATAGCGAATGGCCATTTCGCTGACATATTCCTTACTAACCCGGCTACTGTCAGTACAAGATACCTTGCGCGTCCACCATTGGTCGGCAAGGCGGGTATGGGTTGCGTAGAAAAATCCTGATGAACGTACTGGGTTTCCTAGCAAAATTGTCACTGCAGAGTGACCGGACATGGAACCTGCCGCGGCTTCAAACACCTGCTCTGGCACACCGGACGCCTCATCGGCGATCAGCATAACGTGTTCGGCGTGAATACCTTGCAACGCTTCTGGCTGCTCGGCCCGTGAGGTACGGGCTGAAATAAAGTTCTCGGTGGGGGAGGCTTTCAGTTCAATACGCTCCGCTTTGGCATCGAGTAAATCCTGTAAAGGCTGGGGGAGTTCTTTGATCCAGCGCTTGATTTCTGCAAAGAGGGCGTCGTATAACTGAGCGGAGGTGGGGGCTGTTAGAACAATCTTAGTGTGAAACCTGGTGAGAATGTACCAAATCGCCGCCCAGGACACTACAGTCGATTTACCGACTCCGTGTCCAGACCGAACTGAAATTCTACGTTCGCCTGTTGCTATGGCATTGAGGAGGTCAGCTTGCCATTGGTCTGGCTCAATTCCTAAAACCTCCCTTACAAACCGTACGGGGTCGTTTTTGTAATCGATTAGAAACTGATCGAACGGATTTTGCTGCGACGTCACGTTGCTGCTCATGTATGGCCTCTACTCTTTTTAAAAGTCTGGTGATTGTAGTCGTACTCCACAGCCCTTTACCGCTTGGAGTTTCGATATTACGCTTGTTTAGCTCGTCTGCCAACTTCGTTCTTGACATTTGATTGTCGGGATCGATGGCAATGACTTGGGCTAGTACTTCGTTTGCTTTGGCATCTGCTTTGGCCAATCGGGCTTGTTTGGCTGCACGCCTGGCATCTGTGGTTACTTCTCCACCTCGGTATCCTCCAAGCTTGGTGCCTCGGTTTTTAGCTTGTTGTAAGGCCGCGCTGATACGCTCTGAGATTCTGCGACGCTCAAATTCTGCAACTGCTGCCATCTGCGTTAGAACCATGCGACCTACTGAAGTCGTCCCGTCTAAATCAGGGAAATCACCGAATAACAGTGGTACCCCCGAGTCTGCTAGGGTTAATAAGAACTTAGCATCACGAGCTAATCGGTCCAGCTTTGCAACTACTAATGTAGCGTTGTGCTGTTTGCAATAGGTCATTGCTTGGTTTAGCTGTTGACGGTCGTTGTTTGACCCAGATTCGATTTCTTGGAAATTTTTTAAAATTTCGCCACGCTTATATTTTATTAATTTTTCCACGGCCTCTTGCTGGGCTTCCAGGCCTAAACCTGACTGCCCTTGCTTGGCTGTGGAGACTCGGTAATACGCCACGAATTGCATACATCCTCCGGATTTTTTATTTTTTTAAAAATTTTGACATCGAGCTTTGTGACCCACCGCGGGTAGGGTGCCCCGCGATATCCTCGCCGTGGGGGGTCTCAAGCCTTAATTCTAGCACAAGATTGACTACTAGTGTTGTCTATCGTGTAACTTATATCTATTCGCTGTCTATTGTTGTCACCTTGCGCAAGCTCCCAAGGTGTAGATCAGTAATGGAGATATTAACGGCCACGCCTTTATTGTCAGCCCACCGCGTCGGATCCATTCGCGCCGCGATCCATTTGCGCGCATCGATAGATACTCGCGCGGTGTTTGGTTCCATGGTTCCGGCCTCCACCATGTTCGCAAGTTCCTCGATTCTTTCCGCGTGATTTGCGGCGCGTGTCTCACGGGCTCGCGCATAGATGTCTCGATGCTCTGGCAGGTTGAGAAACTTAGATAGGATTGGACGCGATACGCCACAGGCCGCGGCAATCTCCGCTGTTGTTGCGCCTTCGCTTAGCTTCTCGCATATAGTATCTATCCCAAGTTTGCCTAGCTTTTCAAGTGCTGCCCGTGTTACTGGTTGTCCTGCCATAGTTTTATCCGTTTGTCTATTAGGGTTTATCCTAGTTACATGATAGACAACCCCCGGCCATAATGCAAGGGCAGGATCAAACAACATCGGAGGATTTTATGAGAACTGTTTTTAGTAGTCATTCAGAGGTGGCGCATATTTGGGCTTCACGGTCACAGGTTGAAGGCCGCGCCGGTAATATCTTTTTTGAGGATCAAGTGATCTATTCATACGGCCGCCATTTTCCGGTGGCTCGTTTCGCTCCAGAATTTGGCGCGGTGGTTTTGTTTACTGATCGCGGCTATTCAAACTCAACCGGCAAACATAAGAGCATTATTCGCGCCGCTATTCCTAGCAATTATCAAGTAATCTATTGTAACGATCCAACCAGGACAACCGTCCACAATCTAGGCCACTGGCAAGGAACCGCGGAAAGATTACGCCGCGATTTTGCTAGTAAAACTCACAAGATCAGCCGCGGCAATATCGCGGTGGAATTGTTTAAAACTTGCGAATCAGTGATTGTATATTGCATGGCCTTGGGAATCGCCGCGCCCGATTGGACGGAGGAAACTAACGAGGAAATGACCGCGCGGGATTACGTTTACGAATTGGC